AATCTAAGATCCATTTTCTCACATGCTATCATATTTATAAGATCATGTTCTGTATCATACGGAATAATTTTATCTACATATGATATACCAGATAATTGAATATATCTCTCATAAACCGATTGTATAGGTTTATTCTTTTTCTTCCTGTCTATAGAAGGATCAGTGTGTAATCCAACAATAAGAAAATCACAGTGCTGTTTACACTGTGACAAAAAATGCACATGTCCTGCGTGAAGTAAATCAAACGCCCCAGCAGTAAATCCTATAGTCATAGCTTCTGCCAAGATACTACTGAATCTTTACGAAAAGACCGCCATGATCCTTTATCGAGATCCCATACAGCAATATTAGTATCAGATTTCTTTTTTTGAATTGTCTCTTCAATATCTAACTGTTCAGGTAGATATGATTCCAGCAGTGTGCATCTCATGACACGAGACTCTCCATTTGCTTTCGTAAATGAAACTTCAACAATATTATTATTCAATGCTGTGATAAGAGCTTCCATAACATATCCTTTCCAGAGAGATAAGGTGGGGATTTCTCCCCACCCTTTATTATATTAAACAGCTTCTGCCATTTCAACCGCTGTATTAAGAGCAGCAATCTTTTTCTGTGCATTTGCACCATACCACGCTGAAGTCAGGCGTGTATCATTTGAACGTCCTGCCTTATGGTCAATATAATATGTTGCTGCATTGAAAAGTTGCCAGAAAGAACCTTCACCATATTCCGCCCCTGGTTGTTCATCCAAGAGAGCCTTTGCTTCAGTAGCAGGACGAGACAACTTGTCATCCTTTTTAGAAAGAGAGGGGAAAACCTGAGTGAAGTAACTATCGATGTCTGCAGGATTGAACTTCTTTGAAGAAAGAAACTGAGACATTTCCTTATAGGTTTCCATCTTTTTATGGGCAATACCAAGCATATCCTTTACACGTTCTGCATCAAATACTGAACGATGATTCATACGAACCATCTTATCAGCAGCTGTGTTTACAGCTAGCGTCAAGGTGTTGTTGCATACCACACGAATGGGAGTGAACCGAATATCAATGCACTTACCATACTCATGAGGATTGGAGAACAAAAGGTAAGATTCCACTGTATCTCCCTTCATGACTTCAAATGTATCCTTAACCTTTGCAAGCGCCCATACCATCTTGCCGTTCTTTAGAGAACCAGCGGTATGCATTTCCATATCACCAGCCATTACGAAATCATTGAAGAATTCAAATGCTGTATGGTTCTGTACAGGCTTCCAATCGTCTGAAATAGTAGAAAGATACTTACCATCAGAAGAACGAATCAGAGCCTGTTCACCAGATGCACGATTATCGCCATTATAACGGTAAATCAACGGATGGGTTTCTACTTCCCAATCAAGACCCGCTTCTACCAGCATTTGATCTGGGGTAAGATCAGGAAGAACCTTCTTTCCAAGGCCATGCCACGGAACTTCACCAGCATAAGCCATCGACTCAACCATATGTGCCATTTTAGTTACCTTTCACGTTTCACTTCGTTTTCATTATCAACATATACATTTTATATTTTTTTGAAAAAATGTCAACACATATTTTCACTTTCTTTGAATTTTTTTATTTCAAAGTTTCTCCATCCACCGATTGGCGAATATGTCATGATAACCTCATCACCTTCCATGATATAACACTCAAATCCTACGCCAACTGCTTTTATCATAGCAGCAGACAATTCATCTCCACGATATATTTCACGGTTTTCCATATTAGTAAGATAAACAGAGTACATGTTATGCCGCCTCCTCATATAGTTCTTTGATCATATTTTGTTCAATTCGATCTGCCCATTTACGCAGATCGTCAGCCATATCCCAAACTTCTTCTAAGATCGTTTCGCGATTCTTATTGAAGTTCTTAGAGCGACGAAATAGGCTTTCAAGACGCTCTGCGAGAGCTAATGCTTCATTGACTTTCATATCTTATCTCCTCAACCTACAACATGCCAATGATGATGAATACCAGCTTCGATAGCTTTCATCCCAATGAAGACTGGAAACCAACGACCTTCCTCATTTTGGATGATCATGTGCTTATGATCTTTCAATCCAGATTTCTCCACAGCTTGTCGGGCATTGTCTGCAGTCTTGTATGTCTTGGCCCCGCTGTAGTTCGTGTTCAACTTGATTTCCATCTCATCTCTCCTCTATTCGATGATGTATAATCGCATATCTAATCGAGGATTGCAACAGGTTTTTTCAAAAAAATACAATTTTTTTTCACGAAAGAAATCAATAAGTTATAAGATTTTCTTGATTTCTCCAAAAAAATCACTATAATTCTACGAATGAAACATGAAAAGTATCTCAAAACCCTTGGTCTGATGGCTCGTGATTTGCCACGAGTATTCAGGACTCAGATATCCGCTGGAATCGTTCTTAAGAACGAATTCATTGCGTTTGGCTCTAACCAGCTGAAGACACATCCTTTTCAGCAGAAATTCTCAAAACATGAAGATGCTATTTATCTTCATGCAGAGACAGATGCTATAAAAAATGCGTTGAGGGTAATTTCTCAAGAAGAGTTATCACGCTCAACGCTCTATGTTTGTAGAATTAAACAGATATCATCTGAGGATGATAGAAAGATATGGGGGCTGGCTAGACCATGTATAGGATGCCAGAGAGCAATAGCGACATTTGGAATTAAGGAAGTGTATTATACTTGTGAAGAAAATCACTTTGAGTGTATGTGATCATTACCAATTGTATATTTGACTTGAAGATTCCAATTCATCTTATCTTTATGAGCAATGATCTTGACTTGGTTTAGAGGGGCTAGTGGCTCCTCTATTTTTTTAGAGTCAACAATATCAATTAGCCCCCATTCCTTAAGAAGAGCGGCTATTCTATTTCTTCTAGCAAGATCTTGTTCAGAGAAATTCGACTCTTTACCATCTAAAAGGAATAATTCCTTAAAGTGCACAATATAATATTTGCCCTGCTTATGGAAAATATGACATGATTGATAAAGTGTATTATCTCTTTTAGATGCTAGACCAATGCGAGACAGTGTCTCTTTAATTTTTAAAAAATCTTCTGTATTCTTTAATCTAATCTCAATAAAACTATCTAGAATATTATTCATTACTAACCACCTTTTATTATTCTTTCTTTTATGGCAGCTAACTGCTCTTTACTAAGAATCTTTTTGTATTCATATGCTTTTGTATGCCCCACTTTATAATATTCCTGAATAGCACTTATATCTTCATCTTCAATTTTTTTATGCCATTTTGAGAATCTTTTTGCAGGTCTAAGATTATTTATATAATAATCATTTTGAAGAATAGAGGGTAGATCTGCATAATGATTCATCTCATTTGCATACATAATTGTATCTTTAAAGTAAGAAAATGCCTTATTAATTAAATAAGGCTCATATAAATTGATAGCATCATTATTTCTTACAATATTCTTCTTCTCAAAAGAGAGATCTTTCACAATATCAAACACGTTCATCTGATTTCTCATCACCAAAATAAGAAGCACAACTAGGACATAGGAACATACTATAGAAGTTATATATGTCATAGTCTGGATCTTGCATAATAAACTTCACATGAAAATATTGCTGATTGAGAAAGAACTTCTCATCACATGAATCACATGATCTTTCTATATTAGGTCCTGTAATTAAAATTTTAGTATTATACGTGCTGATCATTTAAATTCAATATCCATCATAATTTGAGTCAAACACGCAACCATATTTATTTCTGAATCAGCTACAAAAGCATTCTTATATAGGTACTCACCAATAATAATTACAAGGGTTGGAATATCAGATGCCTTCACATAATCATATGCACTATCATATAAAGAGCGATATATGCTAACAGGGTCGTTGTGAATATTATCAGCAACCCAAATCCGCATATCTTTAAAGTTTTTCTTTTTTAGATGCCCAATAAGTACTTTAAGATTCTCTTCACTCATATTAATGAAGATGCCTGTATCAATCTTACCTGTTGGTGAGTAGCGTTGAAGTTCATTAAGTACTCTACGCCAATCAGGAAAATGCTTATTAATTAATTCAGCAACAACTTTCTTATCATACTGAACACTATTATCATCTAAAATACTACATGCTCTTTTCATAAACTGAAGAGCGATAGTAGGCTTTTGGTCAGCAGGTATAGTAAAATCGATTACTGAACAACGAGATTTTAGAGGTTCAATAATCCTATTCTTATAGTTACAAGTAAATATAAATCCGCAATTGGATGAATATTCTTCAATAAAGTTTCTAAGAGCTGGTTGTGTGGATGAAGGATTGATATGATCTGCCTCATCCATAATAACATACTTTCGACCACCCACAAAAGACATAGAAGATGCGAAGTCTTTAATGGTAGTACGTAGGATATCAATATTCCTACCTTCTAGCGACCCATTAATCATAATATAATCGCAACCTAGCTCATCAAGCATAGCTTTTGCGATAGTAGTCTTTCCTACACCAGATCCTCCACATAATAGAAGATTTGGTATATGGCTATTATCAACAAATGCTTGAAATGTTTCTTTTAAGTCTTTTGGTAAAATACAGTCCTTCACAGAATGAGGACGATATTTTTCAACCCATACAATTTTTTCTTGCATAGTTTAACCCCTTCAAAAAATTCATAATATATAGATATTATTATACACTTTCTAATGCAACAAAATATGTAAGGTCGTTTGTACTAAAACTGCAAATATTTTTATTTGTTAATGATATCTTATAAGTATTTGGCATCATTTTATTAAAATATTCTGACTTAATAACAGCCTTAATATGTTTATCAGTTTCCCCAAGTTCAACACGATAATTATAACTTGTTGGATTTTTAATGTTGGTTGCTGACATATAAATTTTATTGTTTTCAGTTTCAATAGAAATTTCAGGTAGTTGAAGAACAGATACAGCTTTATTCATTGTAGTAAATTCTTCTATTGGGAGCTCAAATTCCGTAATAATATCTGGCATATTAATAGTCTTTGAAGGGTAGATTATTGTTTCTGGATTTGCACACACATATGAAAGTTTTCTATTATTTTTAGAAATATCAATCTTTGTATTACTGAAATTCAATTCAGGATTATCAAATAGTGATAATACACCAATAAACTTAGATAATTCATAAATGCCAGATTCAACTTCAAATGTTTCTGTAACATTTGCAATAGCCATAACTGTTTTTGTAGGTGTTATAGTTGAAATAACATTACCTGGTTTAAACAAGATAGATGGATTAATTGTAGAAAAATTCTTAAGAATGTTGATGGTTGATTCACTTAACTTCATAATATAATATCCTTTTTACTTTTTAAGTAGAGATGGATCTGCAGTAGCAGAAGCACCAATTGATGCGAGGGCGGGTAACTTCCCTGCGAAATTATAATGCCCTGCATGTTGTAGATGCATCCATGGGCAAATATAAACATGACCACCTGCTTCGCGAATCTTTTGGCAGAACCAATAATCTTCAGATAGATACCGTTTAGACTTATTATCAATCTCAGCTTGGAAGTACATCATAATCTCACGTGAACCATCAAAGTTTTTTGTTCTTACATGATCTGGTTTATATGATGCACTTGGAAATGCTTTGTTAAACATTTCAAAGGTTTTTCTTCGAATCATCATAAACCCAGTACCAATCTCGAGAACATCTGCTGGTTCATCTAACTTGATAGTACGTGTACTCTCACCAGGGTTTAATACAGGATTGAAGACGAAATCACCAACAAAGTCTTCTAGCACATTTGGATTATCGTCTGCAACACCTTTATCAACTGCCTGTTTAATTTTCTCCCAAGTAATACACTTCTTAGGATAGGGCGCACCAATTACATCATACGGCGATTCGTCTGATTGTAATGCTAGTAGTGCAATCACATCTTGTGGATTGAATCCAATGTCTGAATCGATAAACAGAAGATGTGTGCAATCTGATCTCATAAACTCATCAGCACAATAATTGCGAGCTCTTGTGATCAGGGATTCATTAAATAGGAAGTATGAACGCAATTCTAAATTATGTTTGGTAAATGTGCCTGTCAAGTCACACATAGCTTTTGCGTATTGACCATTACATTGACCACCGTACATAGGCGTAGCAACAAACAGCTTCCTTTTTCTTAACTCATTAAGATCAATTCTAATTTCCATTTTTATTATCCTTATCATGTGTATATAAAAGCAGAATTCCATAATGTAAAATTTTCATTATATCTGCTCTATTATTGCCATCTTTTTTTCCATATCGAGCAGCATATTTAATAATATCACCAACTGTAAAACCAATTCCATGGCCTGCTGATGCTATCAATTCAAATGCTTGAATATTATCTGGTCCAACATAGTGCTTTGTATATGTACTATCTATGTACTCTTTGAGTTCATTTATCAAATTCTGTTCATCAAATTTATATTCAATTTTCATATTATATTCCCAAGACATTTTTCAAATTTGGTGACCAATAATTTGGCCCTTTAAGTACCTTACCATCTTCACGATATATAGGGCTACCATCTTCACCAAGTTTACTCATATTACTATTATGAACTTCTTCAAAACATTTGTCAAGATTAATACCAAATGAATGTCCTGCACCATAGACAACATATAATAGGTCTGTTAAAGCATCTGCTACTTCAACAATATTTCTTTCGTTGAGTGCTTCTCGCAATTCTTTTAATTCTTCATCAATAAGATTATATCTTAATTCAGATACACTTGTCCATTGAGGTTCTTTTTCAACATCTTGCTTAAAAGCATTCATAAATTCTTCTACTTTTTCAAAATTTGTCATTATATCCACTCTGGTTGTTGACGTTTAGTCCATTTATGTAGTGATGCTTTACCAAACTTATAATAGTTTCTATAATTTTTAATAGGATTATTTGAAATTCTATATTCTTCATCCATTGCAGATGGCATTTTAGTCATATTGTATTTCTTTATATCATATGGTGGAGTGTATAACATATCCATCAATCCACATGATTGTACTTTATGTACTTTGTCATAACGATATGTATATTCTTCACACAATGCTTTTAGATGTTGCCACAGCCATTGATAATTAGCAAGTGTGTCTCTTGCCCAAATAGCACTTGGATGATTAATATGTGTAGCTTGATACATGATATTTTCACGATTATCTCGCAATACCCATATCTTTTTTCTTCTACCAGAAGATGAAATACCATCTGATTCAATTCCATCAACAAAACGATGTGCTGTTGATAAAAGTTGTGCTGTCTCAAGAATCATCTTAACAACATGCTTATCAACCATCCACTTTGCTGCTTGTTTTGGACATTCATCAATATAAAAGATATTCATTTATTTTCCTCATCCATTTCATCTATAGCAGCATCTAAAATCTTTGATAGAGCTGCTACTATTTTATCATTCAATTCAGGTGTAGGGTCAATAGGTTCTGCTTTATTATTATATACCATAACTCTAATAGAAAGACCATCTTCTGTTTCTTCTAGAATTTGACCATCTTGTGGGATATGAATAAAATATTCATCAACCCAAAATCCATTTAATTCCACTGTATCATCTTTCATAACTTAGCCTTCCTAAAAGCTTGCTCACGATGAAATCTATTTGCTTTATTAAAAAATAATATTCCATCTAAATGATCTAATTCATGTTGAAATATTCTAGCTGTCATTCCAATAAATTTTTTAGTAAAAACCTCACCATGCGGAGATTGAAATCTGACTTTGATGATTTTAGGTCTTTTTATTTTAACCAATAATCCCGGAAATGTCAAGCATCCTTCCTCAAGTACAATTTGTTCTGTGGATTGATCAACAATTCTAGGATTAAAACAAACAAAGTTTTCAGGGTTACCTCTCATACCAAAAACTCTATAAGGTACACCAACTTGGTTGGCAGCAAGTCCAATGCCACCATTATCATACATGCATTTAATAAGTTTTTGAGAAAACTCAACAGGATCAAAAGGAGGATTATTAAAGTCAAAATTTTCACAAGACTTAATAAGCACAGGATCATTTTTATCAACTAGCTGCATTATGTCACCATACTAAAGTTTTTATGTTTAACAAATTTAATTACATTATTGAATTTATCATAAAGAACATCACCTTTATGCGATATGATAAAGGTATTAGTATCTTCTGCTAACATATTAACAATTTTTAAAAATTCATCTGTACCATTACTATCAAGTGACCCATCTAATATTTCATCCATAATTAAAAGATTAGTAGAGGCACTATTACGTAACTTAGCAACAGATCTCCATGTAAATAAAATAGCAATGTTGATTCTCATTTTCTCACCCTCTGAGAAGGAAGCATAAGAAAAAACATCTCTAAATCTTGATTTTATAGTCTCTTCAAAATTCTCATTAAGTTCAAAATTAACAAAGAAGTCTAGTGAGGCTAGATACTTGTTAATAAGTTTATTTATAACGGGTATATATTGCTTAATAACTTTTGCTTTAATGCCACCATCTTTTAATACAAGTGATGATATGTGAAGTGCGTCTCTTTCTTTTAAGAGTTTACTCTTATATTCTGAAAGGTTATCAAAGTCTGTTTCATATTCTGTTAAAATATTGTCATGATTTTTATAAGAATTTCTCTTTGAGGCAAGATCTTTAGCTTTTTGCTTTAAAACATCATTATGCCTTTTTAAGTTATCGATATTGGTATTATATGTAGCAAGCTCAATATTTAAATCAGTTATTTTATTATTAATGTTTGATATAGCTTCAAGTCTATTATTAATAGTAGCAATCTTACTAAGCAATAATTCAAGACCACTTTCTGTTTC